CATTAGCATTAGGCACAACGTCGGTCGTGTCGGGACTTTCGTATGCGGCGGCGAATCTGGTGCTCGCAGGATATACTGGCTTGGAGAAGAGTCTATCGAATAGCGGGCCGGAAGAACTTTATCTGTTCAACGAAGACGATACAAATTTTTGGGTGTACACAAGCAGCCACCGCAACATTGACTACGGTGGAAGGACGTATCTTGCGCAGCTTATAAAACGTGGTGACATATCATTGCATTCGAATTCGTTGAAGACGCAACTGCAAATAACGACAGCACTAACAAACGAATTTGCACGCCAGTATATTAAGGGTCCAATTGAGCATAGAGTTTCGCTTACGATCTACAGACGGCACAGTGTAGAGTCGTCTGACTGGGTGACATATTGGAAAGGTTATGTTAAGGCCGTGGGCTTTAAGCCGTCCAGCGTGGAAATTGTGTGTACATTGAATACGTTGGCATTGAGCCGGGCTGGGCTCATGTTAAAATATTCACGTCGTTGCGGTGTGCCTCTGTACTCACCCCGATGTACTATATTAAAAACAGATCCGGATTTTTATCGTGACGGTACGATCACTGCTATCAGTGGCCCGTATATCACAGCTACAGTGTTTGGAACTAAGAATGACGGTTGGTTTAGTGGTGGAATATTTAAGGAGGATACAGGGCTTGCGCTCCAAAAGATTATATCACATTCAGGAACCAGAATAAAAGTGTCAAGGGCGGTGGACGATTTAGAAGTTGGCAACACTTTTAGGGCTTGGACAGGCTGCAACCACTCAAGAACTGAGTGTCGCACTAAATTCTCTAATGAATTAAACTACCAGGGCCAGCCTTATTTGCCGGACAAAAACCCGATGAGCGGCGACGCGATTGACTAAGGAATGAAATGAATAAGACTTGGAAGAGACTAACGAGAAACAAATACTTTCAGGCGTGGGTTTGTTTTCTCTATATAGGCTCACTAGTTGCAACAGAGCCAGAGATACGGCCGCAGGGCAACGGCGTTGATCAGGCGGTGGTCTTTTGGGCGGTGGCGGTTTGGCTTTTTTGGGCCGCAGTATCATCTGCAATTGCGATGGGCATTGCATACTTGACGGCACCGAAGCCGCCCAAACCAAACCACGCAAAGCCCGCGGGCTTGGAAGAATTCGACGTGACGACAGCCGAAGAAGGCAGGCCGATCCAAGTGCTATTTGGTTCCCGATATATAACTGGGCCAAACATTGTTTGGCATGGTGACTTTAAGAGCGAGAACGTTGTTGAAAGGCTGTAACAATGGGCAGGAAAAAACAGAGAGTAATCACGGGCCACCAGTACAGAATAGGGATGCATACGGTTCTCGGCCATGCGAACATGGATGGAATCGAACGTATTAGAGTAGGTGAAAAAGTCGCATGGACTCCTGGCGTTTTGCATCCAGATGAAATTATAACTGATTCGTATACTACAGGGGACAATAGTTCTCTATACTCTAGGTCGAGTGGAAGGTACTCCGCGCAAATATTCAAGACAACAGGTTATGGATATTATGCTAATCAAGTCAAAATTAAATTGTATAGGGATGCTGCGTATGACGATGATTCGACAGTCGCTATCTATGGTGTAGGAATAGATGGTTTTCCAGATGATAATAATATAATTGCGGAAAGTGATGAGGTACCAGTTTCGGATATTGAGGTTGGGCCACCTGGTGATTGGGTGACATTCATATTTTCAGATCAATTCTTCCTTGCATACGGTACAGAATATGCTATAGTTTTTAGGCCACAAGGGCCATCGGTTTCTAATCGTACTACATACCAGCGAGGACATGATAATAGTATCGCAGGCGTCAACCCATATCTAAACGGAATTGCTTGTTATAAACACGCAGGCGCATGGAGACTTGCTGAGTATTGGGGGCTTATGTTCGAGGTGTATCAGGCTGAAGGCAGCGCGCCAAACCACCAAATCATGGTGGACAAGCCAAAACTTTTTGGGGGTAATAAAAAGGAAGGCGGTGTTGGCGGTGCCCCGTGGCGGGGCAGGCTTGATTTACTTTTTGGTGACTCTGCGCAGGCCCGCAATTCATATTTACAATCAGAGTGTGACTCAAATATCCCTGCGTTTCGTGGCGTGACTAGTGTTGTTCACAAGAAAGTATATGTCGGCAATAGCCCGTACTTAAAACCGTGGAGCTATCTTTGCCGAAGAATATCAACGCAAGTAAGCGGCGACGCGCAGTGGTATCCGGAGAAGGCACACATAAGGCCGGGCAGCGGGAACGACCTAAACGCAGCGCATATAATTCGTGAGTGCCTGATTGATAATGAATGGGGCAGTGGCTTTGACGTGGCAGACATAGACGATGATTCTTTTACAGCAGCCGCCGATACATTATACGATGAAGGATTCGGCTTGTCTATGATTTGGGATCAGTCAGGGCTAGTAGAGGATTTCATCGGCACAGTTTTATCTATGATCGCCGGATTTTTATATCAGGATTTAACGACAGGCAAATGGGTGTTGAGCTTAACACGTGAGCCTGAAGGCACTGTACAAGAAGGGTACACTGATTGGGATGATACTAGTTATTTGTCAATAGACTCTGAGAACTATGCAGCACAGGTATTCACGGTATCTAGTAGCTATGAGTTAAGATCAATAAAGTTGCGTATGTACCGGCTAGCTGCTACTAGCCCTGGAACCGTAACTGTAAGTCTTCGGGAAGTCGCATTCACACCGCCAATAGCAAGGCCCACTGGTTCCGACTTAGTGTCAAGTACTTATGATAGTAGTGAACTAACCGCCGACACGGATGGAGAATGGGTGGAATTTGACATGCAGCATTTGCCGATAGATATGGTGCAAGGGCATCTGTATGCAATCGTAGTAGAATGTACGGCAACCGCTGATTCTGGCGCGCTGAGGTGGCTTAGTGATTTCAGCGGATCATATTCTAATGGCAATTCAGTACAGACAGAAAGTGGTGGCGTGACAGTGTGGTCGCCTGATACCGCTAAAGATAATATATTTGAGGTTTACGGTTTAGATACGCCTACTTATGATGAAAATGAAATCATGGAGATATCTAGCTTTGCCCGACCGTCTTATGGCGAAATTACTAACCAAGTAGTTGTCAACTGGTGGGACAAGTACAATCACAAACCACGTCCTGCAATTGCGCATGATTTGGCATTGATCGAGAAGCAAGGCAGTAGTATCATAGAGCAAGCATATACGCACTATGGTATCTGTAATAAGTCACTTGCTAATAAAGTGGCCGAACGGGAGTTGCGGTTGACGTCTTCAATGCTCGCGTCTATGGCTATAAAAGCTAATAGGAAACTTTCGCATTTGAAGCCCAATAGCGTTTTCAAATTGCACTGGGACGATCTTAATATAACTGAAATGTATGTCAGAGTAGTAGATATAAACTACGGCAATCTCGAAAAAAGCGAGATAGTTATGAGTTGTGTGGAAGACGTATTTGCGCCTACGCCAGCCATATATTCAGACCCAGCAGATACAGAATGGGTTGATCCCGTTAGTGACGCAGCAGACGTCACGGTGTACGAGCTTATTGAAACGCCGTATTGGGTTTTGATAAACGAGTTGGATAATCAGGTTGACGCAGACGCAAGATTAGCTGCGGATAATGACGCAAGCCGAATGATGATTGTTGCAAATCCGCCGTCTGATGACTCATTTGACTACGAGTATTTGCTACAGCACGCAGCAGGGCTTGGTTTTAATTCTGAGGGCACGGGTGCATGGACGCCAAGCATTTTAGTAGACCAGGATATATATCTTGGGGGCGAAAATCTTGTTGTGACTGTTGACGGGGACTCTGAATATAGCGTTTGGGAATTTGTTGCGGCCGGTAGTTATGCGATTATTAATAATGAGATTATACAGATAGTCTCACTGGATGCAGACAACTTGCAGATTACTATTGCTCGTGGTCTCTTTGACACGGTGCCGGCAGCGCATTCGTCAGGCGACAGGATTTGGTTTATCGGTTCAAGTTTTGTTGAAGTCGAGACAGACTATACAGCAGGCGGTCAGCCACAAGTTAAATTCTTACCACGCACAGGGGCGGGCGCACTTGAAGAAGATGATGCTAGCACATATACAGCAAGCGCGATGGACAGCCGACAATACCGGCCATATTGTCCAGGCAACTTGAAATTCAACGCCGAACGATATCCGACGTATTTGTCTACTGAGCTAACCGGCGAATGGACTTTGTCGTGGGCGCACAGGGATCGAGTTAATGCGACGCAGGCCGGTTCACAAGTTTTGCACACGGACGCAACAGATTACGGGCCGGAGGCTACAGCAAATTATACGCTGAAGATTTACGACGAAGACAATAATTTGATTCGAACGGCCACAGGGTTGACAGGGACTTCCTACAGTTACATCGAAGCAACGGAAATTTCTGACGCCGGATCTCTTCAAAAGCAATTGCGATTTGTACTCTATGGTGTTCGTGATGGTTACGATTCTTTTCAGACTTATGATGTAACAATCAAAAGAACTTTGGAAGGTTCAGTCAGTGGCGTATCTGATGTGCCAGGTACAAACATGCAAGGTTGCCATTTGAAGTTAGCCGGATCTTGCGTCGCGACGTCAGACGTTTCAGCCTATAGCTTAAACTACAGGCCGTTGGCAGGTTCAGTAACTGTAACATCTGGCGTAGACGGCATACTAGACGTATCGTTAGAGCTAGCTGGCTCAAGTGACATAACGTCGGGCGTAGATGGCACACTAGACGTACCATAATTTGAATTTGGCGGCTCTAAGTGTGATCAATGTCACGATTTTCAAAATTGAAAAACTGAAACTACAACCGACCCGACCCGTCGAGATTTTTTCTCGATTGGTCGGGTTTTTCGTTTGCACATGGGCCGAAATTGTGGTATACTTTAAGTTCATGGAGCACGCGCTGTTCGTGGAACAGAAAGGCGAACCAAGACACGGCCAGCGCCAAAAACGTTGGCCGTTCTTTTTTATTCTGGCAGATCCGGCAGCCAGGCAGAAAACAGGCCTGAGCCAGCGAAAACAGGCCACACAGTGGGCCGCTGAGCCGTCGAAAGTCTGATTTTAGGCCTATAGTGTGTGTCGGCAGCCGTTAGGCCGTCCTGGGCCGTTTGCGGTATTATTAGGCTGAAAACAGGCCTTTTATACGGACGTAAAGAAATATCAGATAAACCTTACTTTCTGCTTGCATAGTGGCCCAACTTGTGGTATACTTTACTTAGTAAGCCAAGTGAATCAAACAAAAACGGGAGTTTTTAAGGAAGATGAAAGGGTAAGAAAATGGCATGGGAAGGCACACAATGGGCCTGCGGGCACGAGGGAGCGATGCAATTGTACGGCAAGCAAGCTGGCAGAGATTCGCGCGTAGCTTACGAGGCTGGCCGGCAATGTATGGCTTGTTGGCTGGTTCGGCAATGGGAGTCCGAGGGTGATCCGCGAGCAAGGCGCGAAGACCGCTACAAGCTGGCCGCCGATATAGCCGAGGGCAAGGGCAAGCGGATTAGTGTACCTGATAGTGTCCCGGTACAATCGGCTGAGCCTGCAAATCCACTTGCGAGCGTATCCACCGAGGATTTGCTTGCAGAGATTGCGCGGCGGGAACGATAGGCCAAACGCCCCGCGGGGCGTTTGGCGGTATGAGCCGCCACTGATGAGGCCCGGAAGTGCGTCGCTCCCTTCACGGGGTGTGGATTGAAACTACAGAAAGGGCAGTATCATGTACACTACAGTTTATCGTCACTACGCTTGGTTGGTTATTTTCGAGCCAGGCCACCGAATAATTTGGAGCAGTGCGGACATGTACTGCACCAAAAATCCAAGCGAGCACGGTTGTTGGTGTTTGGGTCTGCACTACGAAAAACGCACGATCTGGGCTGAGACGGTCGAGCGAAACTAAAGACGGAAAATAGTTGAATAGATCGGAGTAAGAATGAGATTTTTGATGGGTGCAATAGTGGGCGCGATCGTTGCGCATATAGGGCCTGTCTCTTATACACATCTCCGAGCCCACGAGACTAAGGCGAATCTCGTATGCCGTCTTCTGCTTGAAAAAAAAAA